ATGTTCAAGGAAACGAGTATCGATGTTTTCAATATCTTCTAATGATTGGTAAACCGCACTTTCTTTGCCTTGGTTAGCTCCTAATTGTCCAGTCGTTGCAGAGATAGCGTCCTCGTGTCCTAATATTAATTTTGTAATCTTTTTCTCTAATCTAGCCTCAAAATTATCATAAGCCATGTAGCCAGAACCATCAGTACCATTGATAAACTCCAACTCCTCTTGCATACCAGTAATGATATAAGGATTAGAGGCCATTTGTTGCAATGATTGTTCTAATGTGTCGTACTCAGGACCGTTAAGTTTAGGGGACTTAGCCCACTTAACAGGTTGACCGTAAACTTCCACGTAGTCAGAATTGTATGCTAATAAATTTCTTAATAATATTTCATACAATGCAATGTTATAAAGCAATCCATACCCACAAATAGACTGTCCCTTATCGCTTGGTGTAGAAACATAAAGCGACCAATCGAAAAATGAGTTACCTTCCTCGTCAACTTCTGCCGGATCCATAAACTCAACGCCAGAAATAGAATATACAAGAGAAGTAATGTTTAATCTATCTGGACTCACGTTTTCACGCTTAACAATAGTAAGGTTAGGGAATTTATTATCTACTAAATCACCTAACTGAATTAATGAATAGCCAAAGAATTTAGCTTCCAATGAATAATTAAGTAAATTATGAAACCACTCTGCCTTTAGTAAAGCTGTAGCTTTTTCGTCTATCTCCTCGCCTCTGTAAACAGCAAAATCTTTTAATAGAGTTAAATTTTTTCTTTTATTTAAACAAGCTAACACGTGGCCGTTAAGAATTGTATCCATGTAGATACGTTGCATCTTAATGCGATGAGGATACCAAGCCAACTCCGCCTCAGTAATCGCATCACGCCATAATTGAATATCTTGCTTAATACGAGTGAACTGATAAGGAGCAATAACGGTCCCAATTCGTTTAGCGGTAATTTGTTTTGAACTACTGCTTAAACCGAATGTAGGTAAATATTTTTGTATTTGTTGTTTTAATCCCATTAGTAAGAGTTGTTGTTTTTAATATTGCTACCATATCTAATTCTGTTTCCTTGGTTTGGCTGCAATAGTGGGGTATTCAATGTGATGTTACCATTAGCGCAGTCCTTCAAAAAAGAAATAGCATCGTCATAACGTTTGGTTCTTAACTCTGGAATATTACGAGGAGCAATAGCAGCGTGTAAATGATAAACAGCAATATCAATAGTTTTTTGAACTATTAATGAGTTTCTGTCATCCCCCGAAACCCAGCTTACGGGCTGCCATGCGGTTATATCGGAATCGGGGGCAATGTTCGTACTGTTTTTTAATGCTTGCCAAGTAATAGAGTTGTAAGTTATTCTAGTTCCTGTAGTATAAGTAGTAACGCTGGACCATGCAGCATAAGTGTCGAGTGGTGTTAAATCAGATAATGAATATGGCACGCCAACTCCCCATTGTTTCAAGCCGGCAACGCCACCATCAGGAAACGAATTGATATAAGAAACATTGTTGTATGTTCCAAATTGTATTACTGCTTGATGGTCTGGCAATATAGAATTTTGTGCTGCTTTATAAACTTTATCTTTCCAAAATACAATATCGCCAATGTAATATCGAGTGTATAAATCGAATTTAGGATAAGGAAAAGGTATGTGAAACAAGGCGTATTGCGTTCCAAGCAAACCCCAATGAGCTGTGTCTGATGATGGGTTGTTTCCCACATTACTGCCAAGTTTCGCATAATATACAAGTCCGTTAAGACTTACAATATCATTTGCTGCATAAGTTGTTGTTATAAGCCAAGTGTTCCCATCTAATTGAACTAATTGATGAGCGTTATATGTAGTAGTCTTGTTGTATGTAACTAAGTCCTCGAACTCTTTTGCTGTATCGTACTTTTGTGTTAAATAGCCAATCACTTCCGCTTGCGCTGTTTGTTCTACAGTCAAACGAAGCGTGTCATCACTTCTAATAATTTGCTCTAAATTAGAGTCTTGAATGATTGAGAAATAGTCCCTTAGACGCAAATATGCCATACGATAAAATTATGTATTAAACCAATAGATTGTATTTTTTTATGCTAACTAATAACTATTTTTTCTAATACTTCTACCACTTTTTATTTGGCTTGCCTTACCTCCATTCAAATACATAGCATACTCAGAAGGAAAATTAACAGTAATGAAATAACGTTTAATATCAGATAAATGCCCGAACTCTTGAAATACTACGCCGGTAACAGGGTGCTTCTTTGTTGTTTTTCTTAACGTTCCATCGCTATCTTCAAGTGAATACTGATAATCGTAAATTGATTTTTTGCATCTTTGAGCAATAGTGATAGAAATATCTCCCTCATTACGTGCATAAATCTCATTAACAAAACTGCCTGACTGCACAATACTTGGATTGACAGATTGCAAACGCAGTGTAGGTTTATAATCCTCTAAATGTTTTAATATATCGGTAAAAAAGTTTTCGCCCTTCTCTTTTTTTGTATCTTCTTTTAGCGATGTTCTATCTCCACCAATAAATAAACCCTTCACTCGTTCTTGTGGGTATCGCTTTCTAAACTCAGCGCACACGTGCTTAACTCTATTCAATGGATCGGATAAGCATATCTCGTCAATCTGTACACAATCTTTTCCATTTATTTGCCAAATAGAACAAGGTAAATAAGGGTTAACGTTTTCATCCCACCACATGAACAATGGTAGGTCCTCATTCCAATCAACTGGCTTAATGTGAACATTAGGGTTAAGCTCTTTCCAGAACTCGCCACCCACTCGTATTTTACCCCAATTACCTAAACCGTACACGGAGTAATATTGATAATCTTTTATTTTATCTTTCTCGAAGTCATCAATCGTATGTTGATCGACAAAGCCACCAACTAGCTTTCCATTGCGCCAACGACCAACAATAAACACGTTGTCTAGGTAGTTAGTGAGTAGAATTACCAAGTTTCCTTTCTCATTAACCCATTTACCGGTAATATCGGTTTTTTCTTCAATCAATACCTCAGCATCAAACACATTAGTTTTAATCCAATGCTCCTCACTAATCGGATTGAATATACCTACGATTTGTTGGTTAGCACGTCCCCTTAAACGCTTTCTTATCTGCTTTAAATCTACTTCTTCAAATTGATTAACCTCCTCTAAAATAACTCTCTTGAAATTTGATATACCTTTAATTTTCTCGCTGTCATCTAAACCACGAAAACGACAATAGGAGCCAGTAGATTTACAGCAAATATAATTTTGTTGAATAATAAATTCATCTGCAAGACCCCAATCGATAATAACATTTTTGAAATCAGAATAAATAGAGTCCCGAATATCGGTGGCAAACTTTCTTAATATAAGGGAGTTGTTATCAGGTGCTTCAAGCATCTCGATAACAGTGAGCTGCACAACGCTAAAAGTCTTGGAGGCTGAGGAGCCACCATAAACCCATATAAATCGAATCAATAAATTATTAAACGCATCTCTTAGATGCCAAAATACATTATTGAATAGATCAGGGTTAAAATCAATCCTCTTTTCTACCGAAGCCAATTTTAAATGATTTTACTTCTGCAACCTCAACTTCTGAACGCTCAATGAAGCCACGAGATTTTCCTTTAGTTTTTAAATAGAAAATAGTTGAGCTAACCTCACCTTTATTAATTTGCTTAAATAATTGTCCCTCTACAAAATCAAGGGCAACGTTTTGAATGTCGTCGATACGTCGTTTGAACTCAGCATCTTTTTTGTAGTATTCGTAGTATGTATCCCTATGAACTCCAGCAGCAGCGCAAGCCTGAGTAACAATACCAAGGGACTTGTGCATTGCCTCGACTAACCTGTCTTTATTTTGTCGGGTCTTGTCGGCTTGGGTGTCTTTCTTTGCCATAACTAAAATTTAATTTTTTGTAACAATATCTCTCCCTTTAAATATCTATCATCGCCCTCATGCCCCAATGTTTCCAAAAATGACTCTTTGGCCTCGATTGATGAAAAAGTAACAACAATATAATTCTCTCCTTGAGAAACGTTTTTATCTTTTGATTTTTGTTTTGCCTCTTTTACCTTTGCTATATCAGCTTCGATTTGTTCTCTCGACTTCTCCTCTTTCGTAATTTCTTCTAAGTCTGACTCAACTCCCATAAGCGTTAAATCGTACTCTGTAAAACCAGTAGCATCTAAGTCTAAATCAATAATTAAATCCTTCACCATCTCAAAGTTATATTCGCCTTGAGCGTTTGGGTTATTCAGCATCAAATTAATCTCCTTCTCTTTTTTGAGAGGCACATCGATAACTGAAACAGTCAAAGCATAATCTGTGCCATTTTCTAAACTATCCAACTGCGCTAAACGTTGATGACCGCCAACAAGATTTCCTGTTTGCTTGTTGAAGATTAGCGTGTCTACTAACCCATGTGTCTTTAATGATTTTTTTAATAGCTTCGCTTCGGCCTCACCTATTCTACGTGGGTTATAATCCGCATTCTTAATATCGGACCTATTGATAGTTTTAGCTTCAAACTTTTGATACTTCGATATCTCGCTCATAATCTTGAATGAGGACTTCCGCTAGTGGAAACACCTCTAATATTTTTTTTAAATCGTTTGGATAATTATTCTTTAACCAATACAATACATCTCCTTTTAAATCCAAGCCTGATGACCTAGTATTCTTTTGATCGTAACTAATCGGCATCGGAATACGGTTCATTTTTAAATACGCCAACACATCACCCTTCTTCCATGCGCTTAACGGATAAGCGTGTTTTGTATTTTCACTAATTGAGTTAAGCAGATAGCTTTTCATCATAAAATTACGAACCATTGAATCACTTGCCTTAGCTCCTGACACAATCCATTCACAATTAAAATGCGTCTTTGCAGCATCTTCAACATCACTTTGTTTCATTGTTGGAACGGTAGTATTTGAATGCAATCTATAATAATTATCATTGATATACTGACTAAGCGCAAAGTGTGGCAACTCCAATATTTCAACCTTGTATTTTACTCTTGCCCAATTCAAATATTTGTTTATGTGCTCCATATCTTTTACAAAATACATAAAACAACAATTCACTTTAAACCCTGCTTTTGTTAGCAAATCAATTAAACACAGTGAATCTTTACCTCCACTATAAAACAGTATTACCTCAGACGTTTGCGACTTCAAGAAGTTCAAACAATCTGAGGTTACACTCATAGGTGATTTTTTCTTAACCTGCACTTCCTGATCCGCCTTTTTTAGAACCTTTTTTAGACTTCAATGCTGGCATCATTTTGCCAGATTTAGTTTTTTTCTTAGGTGCTCCAGCTTTACCTTTTACTGCTTTTTTTGCCATAATTAACCAGCTGAACCGCTGCCTCCTTTACGTTATGATTTTAAACTCTTGCCATCGAACTTGTAGCCTCGTTGACCTTTAGCTTTTGCTTTAACTTTCGTTTTAGCTGGTTTTTTCTTTGTTGCCATTGTTTATAGTTTATTGATTATTCGGCATCTAATGTACAACACTTTTTGAAATCTTCCAAACTTCTGCATAAAAAATAATTATACCCTAAATTCTTAACCCTATTCTCAAAGTCTAATTGTTCAACAGACTGCCTCCCATTTTCCAATTTCAGTTCTACGAATATAAGTTTTTTATTTGGTAATATCAAAATTAAATCTGAGGCTCCTTTAAGCAATCCTGTTAACTTCATCGTCATTGCTTCTCGAACATCACGAGAACCACCGTTAGGAACGCTAAAAATCAATCCTCTTGGATTATGGTGTTTTAGACAGTATGTGTTGTTAAACCAAATAACACATTCTTGCTGCAATTTGTTTTCTGTAAATATTTTCATTTGTTCCCTGTTCCCTGCTTTTTAAAATTTATAGACTATTATGATAATGATGATGAGTGTGTAAATATATTATTATATATATTATATTATACTCTTTTATATATATTATTAGGGAACAAGGGAACATTGAGGCACAGTTTAATGATTATCAGATAGTTAGACCGTGTTACCTAAAGTAAAAAGTTTAGGGAACATTAGGGAACATTGGTAACATTTTGAATTCTCGTGTACAATTTTAGTCCCTTTTTTGTTAAATCGCCTACTCTAAAGTTCTTATATTCCATTTTATTTTTGATTAAAATTTCCTTCAAATCATATTTTGTCGGTTTCATAATCGATTGAATATTCAAAAATTCCAAAATTTCTCCCTGATTCCAAATTTTCTCGATATGAAATTCTTTACTATATTGTAACTGAAAATGACTAAAAAATATCTCCTCGATGGGTAAAACGGTTTCATTATGACTCGCATTTTCTTTTAGGTAGTTAATATCTTCTTCTTTTCTTAAAATCCATTCGTAACCAGAAGCAAGCAGGTTATACGCCTCAATGATTAAATCTGTTTTATTAATCGATAACATACGATCATATTCAATACGCTCAACGGAGATAGGCAATATTCTTCTGTTGCCAGTAACATCTTTTAAAATATCGACTTCATTTGTGGTTCCGCATAAGGCAGCACGTCTTTTAAAAGTCTTTGCCTCACGCTCATAAGCACGTCGCTGAGTAACGATATTTATATCAGATATAGCTTTATACTCCTTAACATCTTTAAACGCTTTACCGCCAAATTCATCGTCAAGTACTAATAAAGACGAGCACATAACATAAATACTGTCTTTATCCGATCCATTTATCTTAGCTTCTACAAAATACTTATTGAGTTCCTTAGGTAGAATATTTCTAAAGAAGGATGTTTTACCTGTACCATGTTGCTGTCCCGTAAGAACTAAAGTAAGAGGACTGACCAATGTTTCATCATTAGAAGAAATCCAATTATGTAAAGCACCGACTAACCATTTTTTAAAAGCCCATACATTATATTCGTTTTGAGGATGAATACAGCTCGCATATTGTTCTATAACTCCAACAGGCTCACTCTTATTATCTCTCAGAAAATCAGCTAATACATTTACTTTTTTAACACTATTGCTATTTAATATTGAGCGTATATCGCTAATTGGAACATTAAAATCAAACTCTTTTTTTGCTGTAAGGTAAATATCGTTCACTTCGGTATCAGTTAAACGAACTCCGTTAAGAACGTATGTAGTATTAGTTAACTGGTCCACGCATGGTTCGTAAGTATCGAGAACAAATCGCTCAAGTTGTTCAATTTCCGATAGCTCCTTATTCGCTTCTTTGCTGTAGTCGATATTAGATTTAATAAGTTCGTCAATCAATAATTTATCCTCATCATTAACTACTATTTCAAGAGCCGCTAGGTTCTTAGTAACGCTTTCAACGGTTGGGTTTCCTTGCGCCTTTGCAACTTTTACTCTGTTTATTATTTGCTTAGTTTTAGGTGAATAGATTTCAATCCCTGCCTCTTTACAATAATAATAGAAAGTACCAATTTTTACTTTGCCGGCACTATTTGAGCATAAACCTTTCCAATCCTTTGTTGCATCTTTTTCGTTATACTTTGCACCGTAAGAACATACAAAATGAAATTGCTCACTACCACTTGCTCCAAACTTATCAAACAAGGCTAAACCGATACGAATATAACGGTGATAGTCTTCCTGACATAAATCAATTTGTCTATCTCTGATTTGTTCGAGGATATGATCGAAGTCAGATTTTGTGTATATGAAAGTCGTTTCTTTAGGTTCTGCAAATTTCTTAACGTCTTTCGGGATGAATTTACTCGCCTTATCATTAACGAAAATATCAGGATCATAACTTAGGTAGCGGAGGCGGTTTTTATTCTTGCAAGCCTGATCGATTACGATATTATAATTCTCATAATAGTATTGAGCAAGGCCATTAAAGCTATCTTCAAACTTATCTGGATTAATACGAACAAAAATACACATACCATCGCCACCAAAACTTCTGTGAGTGATATAACTGTACTTGTCATATTTTAACTCCTCGTTAATTTGTCCATCAATATCAATAACGATAAGACCGTTTAGAGATTTGATATTACTTTCAGTCTTAGGACCATCATTCAGAATAGCTGAACCAGTTACGCATTTGGAGGACATCTTTAGCTTTTTATATTGCTCAGGATTGGTTGTTTTTATTGCTCTTGCAGATATTACAGCATCCTGATTTGCGCCATGTTGAATGAAGCCGATGTAATTTTCAATATCAATATCTTTTTTTGCCTTTGCGAATTGATTATCGTAAAGGGACATTTGTATTTTGTTTGCCATTTTTTAAATTTTTAAATATGTGAGTAATAACATCTACAGTCCATCCATTGCCTAACATTTTTTTTCGTTGCCTTTCACTTGCCGTTGAAGTATAATTATCAGGAACCGTTTGCAATCTTTCGCATTCGATAGGTAATAATTTTCTGATTAACATATCTTTGAATAACATAAAATCGAAATTAGCAGCAGTTAAACAATTTGATTTGATTTTCATAAAACGGCCACGTATTGTTTTTGAGTTAGGGAACGTATTATCAAAACACTCCCCATCTCTAACTTCGATATAGCCTTTTTTTGTAGCCTCCTTAACAATTAAAACGTAATTATCTTTATCTACAGTGGTTAATGTATTTGATTTATTGTCTTTTCTTAACTCCATTCTTTGACTCGTCAAACCAGCTGTTAACATCTTTGCATCTTGCCCGATACCATCAATTAAATAGCGTCCACGCTGAGCTACTATCTGATTTTCATTATCCAATAAAATATCTTTTAAAGTAATTCCTTTATCCTCTGGTTGAGCAATATTCGGAATATTTGTCCAATATAAACGCTTTCTATTTTGTGCTGATACTAGCGCAGAATTAATTTCAATTGGATCAACTCCTAAATAAGAAGTGATAACATCTTGATATTCTTTTTTCATTTTTACATTTTCAAGTAAAAAATATTTAGGGTTACATTCGTTTTTTAATCTCACAAACTCAAAAAATAATTTACTTCTTTCATCCTCAAAGTTCAGTTGTTTACCAGCAAAACTAAATCCCTGACATGGCGAACCTCCAATCAATAAATCAATATCTAATTTACTAACTTTAGTAACATCACCTAACTGCTTTGTATTTGGATAGTTTTTCATTGTTACGCTAATGGCCGGTTTATCAATTTCGGAGGCATAATAATTCTCTACCTCGATTTCAGCTCTTTCTAGAGCTATTTGTCCACAAGACATTCCATCAAACAGACTTAATACATTAATCTTTTTCATATCTTTCTTCTAATTTTTTTAAAACTTTATTAATTAAATATTGAATTGTTCTTTCTGCT